TCGCCGGCGTCGGTACTGTAACGATAAGCGGCCGGGTCGGCCGAGCCGGCGTCAACCCACCCGCCCGTGTCGCCCAGGCTCTTTACCGCCGAGAGCGGCTTGGTGTTGCCGGCGCCCGAGCAGACGGTGACATCCACCGCCAGCTTGGTCGTCACGTTGATGGCGACCACGCGGATGCTCTTGCCGGATACCGCGGCGACGATAATGTTGTCACCGGCGGCGGATGCATTGATCTTCGCCCGCTTGACCGTCTTGCCGCAGGTGGCCACCAGCAACGCACCGCTGTCGGTCACTTCCACGTCCGCCGATTGAATCCATCGTTTGGCCATGCGCTATCCTCCGATAACGAGCTTCCACACCGCGCCCACCGCCAGCGTCACGGTGGAACCGGCGATGATCCACATGAGCCTCGACCGCACGGCCTCCGCCGATTCCAACCGATCCAGCCGAAGCTGAATCCCAGGCTTGCCGTTGCCGCGTATCGCCTCGTCGAGCTTGTCAAGCTTGAGATGGACCGAGGCAAACTCGCCCCTGCACACGCGGTCGTATGTGGCTTCGCCAAGGCTACGGCACACAGGTTGGTCACTCTCAGAACACATCAGATTCCAGCGTCCACCTGCTTGGTGTGAATCCTCAACGTCTTGCGATACGGGTCGCTGTACCGCCAGCACGGCTCTTTGCCCGGGGCCAGGACTTCGTAAACAAATGTCTGCTGGCCGACGGTCTCGGCGATCAGGTCGCCGGCGGCCGGTTCAAACGGTTGACTGTTGATCGCCAATTCCGCCGCCGCGATCAGGAAGTCGCGGCTCTCGAACCGCTCGATCGCGCCATAGCCGTCGTCGATCTCAAAGACGGTCCGGCCGACCGTAGCCGCGACCTCAAGCGAGTCTTCTCCTCGCCGATACGTCACCGGTTTCGACAGGTGCGCCACGCGCTGCCCGTCCAGCCAATCGCTTGCTTGTTCCAGAAGATCAGCCATGCTTCGCTCGCAAGAAGAAGACTTCAGTCCTCAGACTTCAGACTTCAGGAACAGCCAAGACCGTCCGCGCCTGAGGTCTGAAGCCTGGGGCCTGAGGTCGGTTTTACTGCGACAGCCGCACGCGGACCGTCGCGTCTGCATCTGCCGTCGCCGCGATGGTCTTACCCATCAGCGTGTTGCCGGAGGAGGTCTCGGTGGCGACCTTGTTGGTAGCGTCCCAGTAGACCGTCTTGCCGGCGGTGATGGCCTTGCCGGTGCCCGTGGCCTTGGGCACGTCGAAGACGCCCGCCACGGCCAGGCTGCCCAGTGCGTTGGCCGCGATAGGCGTCCGGGCCACGCCCACAAGGTTGTTCTGAACCACCACATCCCCAGCCGCCACGGCCGAAGAGGGGGTGTAGTCGATGCTGCCGCCGTCATGCACAAAAGTTGCAGTTGCCATGTTCGCTTGCTCCTCTTAGTCGCTTCGCAAAGGCTGTTAGGCCGTAGGCCCTTAGACTGTTAGGAACACCGCAACCACGCTGCGCCTAACAGTCGAACAGTCGAAAGGTCTAATAGCCTGCCGTTACGCTTCTCCCTTACTCTTCACGCCGCCCTTGGCGTCCTGAAGGTTCACACCGAAGTCGTGATACCCGCGCATCTGGACGCCCAGGACGTTGAAGTCCGCCTCGGCCGTCTCGATGGTGGGCGACTCCTGGCCATTCAGGAACGCCACCTCGATGGCGGGCAGGTCCGTCGGGTCGGCCAGCAGGTACCAGGCCTTCTCGCTGTTGCCGGTGTAGCTGGAGTTGGACAGATACCGGCTGACCTCGGCGCGGAACTTGTTCTGGTGGGGGTTGGCCACGGGGTACTTCGTGCTGGCGGTGGTGTCGCGGATCTCCAGGCTCTTGTAGAGCATAGTCGCCATGGCCGACAGGGCCGTCGGCACCAGCATGATGGCGGGCATGATCCCGATAGGCTTGCCATCGCTATCGGTCTGATCCATGAAGGTCTTCTCGGCCTTGGTCAGACCGTCGATGCCCATGACGGTGTCGGCACCGGTGAGGTAATTCTTGTTGCCGGCGGTGAAGAAGCTGCCGTTGTTCAGGAAGATCGCCCAGAACACGTCGTTGATCTTCAGGCCGCTGCCGCGCCCGAGCTTTCGCGGCACGGTGGTGATGGCGCCCAGATCGTCGTTGATGATGTCGCGGCGGTCGATGGCCAGCAACAGGCCGTAGGTGTCGGCCTTGTTGGTGTAGCTCTCGCCGCCCAGCGTCCCGTGCTTGAGCTCCCCGCCGGGGGCGACGATCTCGTACTGGTCCTTGCCGATCAACCGATACGACGTGACGGTCTTGAAGTCCGACACGTTCCGCACCGCGCAGATGTTCCGCCAGGTCCGCTCCACCGAGAAGAACCCCTCCAGCAGGAACTTGTTGGCGACATTGGACAGAATCCCGCCGATGTCGATGGTGGACCAGCCCGCCTGGATGCTGCCGGCGTGGCCGAAGGCGAATCGCAGGACGCTGCGGCTGTCGCGGAAGTTCCGCCCGTCGTAACCGTTGGCCCACGCGGCCTCCAATAGCAACTCCTGCAAGCCGATACCGCCCTTGAATCGCTTATCCGCGGCCTCGACGGCCTTGTCGCCGAAGGACGCGACTACGTCGTCGCCCTTGACCCCGCCGGTCAACATGCACGCGGCCTCCAGGACCGAGCCGGTCATGGAGTTGTCATGCACGTGGACCTCCGGGGCCTTGGGCCGATCCGCCCGGAGCACCTCAAGTTCAGTCCGCGTCACGTCCCAACCTTCTGCGATGGCCTTGGCGGCGATCTCGGCGTGGGCGTCACCGCAGACTTTCCGCACCGCCGCGATCCGCTGTTGCTCGGCGGCGGCGCGAACACGCATGTCCGCGACGGGGTCCACCGTGGCGCCTAAATCGGGCGCGGCTGTGGCTACGGTTTGAACTGAAGGCGCGGGGGCTTCCGTGCCCACCGGCGCCTTCGCCTCGACCTTCGTGGCGTCCGTACCCTGGTCGGTCGTGGTGGTGTCCTTTGTAGTAGTGTCGATAGCGTCCATACTGATGTTCTCCTTGGCCTTGGCGGCCACGTTGGCCGACGTGTTGCCGTCGGCACCAAGATCGACGAAACTGATTTCCCCCAAGGTCGCCTTGCGGACGACGTTGATGGGACCGCTGAATTCCCGGCCGTTGACCAGGACGGTTTGCGATTCCTTGACGAACTCGAACTGCTCGACGCTGGCGCCAATGCTCGCCTGCCAAGGGAAGCCGTTCCTGGCGGAAACGACGATCTCCTTGGCGGCGGCGGTATCACGCGACACAAACCCCGTGGCCACAAGCCGCCCCGTGTCGATTCGTATCGCGTCGGTGTGGCCGACGCCGCTGCTGGCGTCATGGCCGAATCGGATGGGCCGCGACTGTGACGGAATGGCTAGCCCCGCCAAATCCACGACGACCGGATATCGCCAGCCGGCGATCCGCATCGGCCCGCCCGTGTAGGCGACCATGCTGAATCGCGGCAGCCCTGAGCCGCTCGAAGGGCCGTCACCACTCTCGGCGGCTACGTTGAACTCCATCGCGGCGGTAAGTTCAAGCTGCTTGGGATTGTCGTTGCTGCGATTCATCGCCGGTGTCCTCCTTGTTGGACTGCTGATCAACGGCCGGCTGCGCTCCCGGCGCGGATTGCGCGATCGTCAACCCCAGTTCCTTCATCAGGGCCACTTCCTTTGCCCGCTGGCGGAGTTCGGTTTCCCAGTCCTTGCCCTGGCGGGCATATTCAGCCGCAAGCGTGGTCGTGTTGCTGGCCAGACGGGTCGCCTGGGCATTGGCCTCCTTGGCCGGATCGACGTGCTCGTGGCCGTCCCAGAACCACTGATGTGGCAGAGAGACTTCAGGCCCCAGGCTTCGGGCTTCAGGGTTCTGTCTTCCGCGTCTTTCCTGCAGTCCGAGGTCTGAGGCCTGAAGCCTGGGCAGGTATCCCGCTATCCTCACCGCTTCATCGAGCCACGCCGTAAGAATCCGGTCCAGCACCACCGTCTCGCAGTGGGTCTGCTCGACGCGGATGCTCTTGAAATACGTCTGATGATCCAGCCGCCCCGATGCGTAGTTGTAGCCGCTGCTGTTGCAGGCCGCGATGTTGTACGGCATGTTCAGGCAGCGGGCGATCTCGTTGAGGATTTCCCGCTTGAACATGTCGTAGGTGGTCGTCGGCTGCTCGGCCCGAATCTGCGTGGGTTCCCAGCCCTCCGGGCCGAAGACGGCCATGTTGGGCGAGAATTCCATCTCCGTCATGGGTTCCACTTCCGCCGCTTCGCCACCGGCCGGGGTGTTGGTCTTCATGAAGATGGCGATATTCGCGGCCGATTCCGCCGCCGCGATCACCGCCAGGGTGTAGCGGCGCAACTGCGCAAAGAGCGGCAAGGCCGGCAGGATATCCGGCAGGCCGCGGCTCTGGCCGGGCCGGTCGGTTCGGAACCAGTGGATCATGGCAGAGGCAGGAACCTTGTCGTAATCCAGTGCGCCTGTTCCGGCCGCGCCGGAGGCCCCCGGGTGGCCCTTGAGGACGTGATACTCGACAGGGTTGCCGAACTCGTCGAAGACGATGCCGTCAACCGCGTTTGCCTTCGGCAGCGACAGGTCCGGCGTTGTCACCTGCTCGGCCTCGATGAGCTTGAGGTCCAACTTGACGGGGCTGTCCAATTCGTCGTTGCTGAACAGCAGCGCGAATGCCTCACCGTCCTGCGCCCTCGCCTGCCGCATCGTGCGGAGCTTGCCGGGAAGGTCTATCGCCCTCGCCCAGGCGGTGAATTCACGCTCGATGGTGGCATTGGCGCCATTGTTCTCTTCGTCGCCCAAGAGCATCTGAAGCCGCGGGCCGGTGCCAATCACGTCGTTGGCCAGCGTCAGCACGATCCCGCGAGCGTAAGAGTTGTTGGCCACCTCGTAGCGGGCGCGGTTGCGTAGCGTCCTGCGGACGGCGGGAGAGGCGGCAGCGTCGGCAGACAGACCATCGGCGTTGGCCCAATGGCGGCGATTGTCGGGCGTGGTCTGCGCGGAGTCGAACCGAGCGCGAAGCAAGACTCCAGGCCTCAGGCCCCAGACTCCAGGCACAACCGCCTTGTCTCGCCTTCCGCTTCCCACGATGTTCTTTAGCCAACCTAGCATCAGTGTTTCTTTCTGAAGCCTGCGGTCTGAAGTCTGAAGCCTGTTTTTCACACCGTTCCAGGGGAAACGATCTTCACGCGGGTCAGAGCCTTGGCCGGGTTCCGCCCGGCTGCCTTACGGCCCATATGCTTGTCGGCTTCGATCTGGTCTCGAAGGCTGTGCTGGGTCATCCGCACACCATCCGCCTCCGCCGATTGAGGGCCTTGCGCGTTCTGCCGAATCGCGTTTTCGATTTCTTCCGCCATGTCGCCTTGCTTCCCCGCCCCAAAGAAAAAGCCCCACCTCCACACCTGATCAGGTGAAGGTGGGGCCTTAGCTTCGTCACCGAGGCTCAGGGCTGGCCGGCCCTGTCCCTTGGGCAATGTTCAGTTTTCACACGGAAGCATCGGGTTGCTGCCCTCGATGCTGTAGCCATTTTCCCATGGGGATTGAGGCAATCAAAGCCGATTCCGAGGGGTGCGGGAAGATCGTTACACGGGTAGACATCGAGCGGCTGAGGTGGGCGAGCAAGGTCTTTCTCAAGTCAAGTACTGATGCGTCCTTTATCGGTCCAGTTCCTGTTCCGCTCGGACCAGGCGACGAAGTCGAGCGTGTTCTTGTAGTAGTACGCATGTTCCCGGTTCTTGTTGAGCCTGTTGACGAGTGGCCAAAGTGCTGGTCGTCCCGAATCGCGCCAATGGCGAGGCCAATCTAGGACGAGCCCGGGGATGTACTGCGAACAGCCTGGCTTTCGATGACGCGTAAACACCAGAACAGCATGGGAGGGAAACGCGGACCGGAAGGGGGCGACTGCGAATGATGGCCCGAATGACACACCGAGCCACGCTTGGGCTTTCTCAACTCTTGCAGCCTCAACCAATGGGTAGCCCAGGTACCTTCGCTTCCCCTTGTCCATGCATGCTTCACCTACACTCATGGCCCCGCGAACCGGCATACCCAGTTCCAGAAGCGCACAGAAAGCTTCGTTACACACACGACAGAACCATTTCAATGCCATGAAGTGGTAGTTTGTCCACAGTAGGATTGTGTCGCTGAAGTAATCCTGATCAACCTGGACTGCCCCGAAGGCCGCTGCTGTCATGCCGTCTCCCACAGGCACAGTACAGTCAAGAATGGCGGCCCCATGCTGCCTATCCACGATTCTCAACAACTGATCGTATGCATGCTCGAGTTTGCGCAAGCCGTCGGACCTGAGGCGTTCTTCGAAGCCGAGCACATCGAAAAGAGCGACAATGGTTGGTGTTTGGCCCATCAGCCCCCTATCGGTCGCTCCCACGTTGTCATGCGTTTCCCGCAATACCGACACTCCCGTCGCCGGATGAGTTTTCCGCCCCATCCCCGGCGTGTATAGATTACCCGGAAGTGCCTGCATCCGCAATAGCGGCATTCCAGGCCACGACTGGTCGTGGGCTTGGCTTCTGTGGTTGACTCCATCGTTGCTGTCATACGTCACCTCCTGACCAAGTCTTCCTGCGTGTACCGCTTCCGCTGGCGTTTGGGCTTGGCGTCCATGCCGGGCAGGCTGACGCCGCAAATGGACGCAGCGACGGCGCAGCCGACCAGGCAATCGAACCAGTGGTTATCCGGCCGGGTGGGGCGGGGTTTCCATTCCTGGACGTCACGCCCCTGGCCGTGCGTCAGCGTCCAGGTCTCCGAGCCGGCGATGTGCTCGGCGAACAGGGCGTGCTCGCCGGCGCTGCGGCCGAAAAGCGTCAGCGCGCCTGGGTCGCCCGGGGCGACTGCCAGCCGGGCATGGACGAAGCTCTTCCAGAAGTTGGCGTCGAAGGCCACGTGCTGGAATTCGCTGCTCCTGTTGACGTTGGGGAAGTACCAGTTGTGGCCGTGGACTTCGCCGGGATGGCGGCGGTAGGTGCTCATCGGCTTGGAGCCGGCCCGCAGGCCCATGCCCTTGGACAAGACCATCGCCGCGCCGCCGGCCTTGTGCTTGACGTTGGCGACGACGCCGCTCTTGTAGCCCATGTCCACCAGGAGCTTCTCGACGCGAAGGACGCCGCCCCCGGCGCGCGGCCAGGACCGCTGGAGGGATTCGCCGACGAGCTGTTCCAGCCCGGCCTGGATAGCGCCCTCTACGCCGGCCCCCGGAAACGCCCGGCCCAGCGTGTGCCTGGCGTCGGCGAGCGTGAAGAACGCCCGCTTCTGCTCGGGGAACGTCCCGTAGTCGACGACATGGCCGGTGAAGCCATCCTCCCAGGCGCAGACGCAGTAGAACAGCACCGCGTCATGCACGTCGACGAACATGGTGAGCGTGCCGGCGGCCAGGGGCACTTCGCCGCGCTTGCGCCCATTGAACCGCTCGGCGACCTTGTCCGGCGTCAACACCGTGTCATCGACCTGCTGGCTGACCGGCTCGTTTTGATACTCGGCGAAGAAAGCCTCCCGGTCGCGGAAGCGCAGGTTCATGGCATGCTGGATGGCGCCGGCCTCGTCGGAGTTGTATCGCGCCGGCCAGGCGACCGACGCCCCGGCGTCCATCTCCGCCTGGTGCTGCTGGTAGAACTCGGTGGCCTCTCTGCCGGCATTTCCGGCATTGAGGCTCACGACCCGGATGACGGCGTACTGGTCCCAAAGCTTCTCGTTGGAGGGGAACGAATACACCATCTTGGTGCATTCCCCCTGCCATTCGGGGTTCTTCTCCCGGTCCAGGAGCCGATCGGCCAGGTCGTCGCTGTATATCTTCGTGCAGGTCAGCAGGCCGGATATCTTGCACCCCGGCCCGGCAAGCCCCAGCACGTCGCCGTTGAGGATCGCCAGACGGTTGACCGTCTGCTTGAGCGACTGGGCGGACTCCCGCGTCTGCGGGTCGTCGATGAGCACCAGGTCGGGGCGAAGGACCGGCCCGTCGATGGTCGAATGCTGCTGGCCCCGGATGTTGCTGTCCAGGCCGTCGACGGTGATGACCGAGCCGCTTGCGGCGGAACCGGGGATGGTGGGCACGACGATCTTGTCGGCAGTCCAGGTGGGGAAGGTCAGTTCCCCGCGGTATCGCTGGCCGCGCTGCTTGTGGGCGGAGTTCTCCAATGCCTGGATGGGGTAGACCACCTCCGGGAAGTCGGCCAGCAACAGCGACTGCGGTCGCAGCAGCACCGCCTGGATGCCCTGGAGGAGGCTACGCGCCTGGTCGGCGGCGCTGCCGATCAGGCAGACGTACTTCCGCCGGCCTGTCAGGACGGCCCACAGCGCCGCCATGCGAGAGAGAACGGACTTGCCCGAGCCGCGCGGCATGGCGAAGGCGAACAGACCGCCATGCACGACGGCCGTTTCGATCTTGGCTATGACACGGAGGTGGTCGTTTGACCAGGGCAGGTAGAAGATGTCGGGGAAGTAGGTCTCGCAGAAGAACCGGAAGTCCTCGCAAGCCTTGTGGCGGCGCTCGGCGTCCTGGACGGGTGGTATCTCGCCGATGTCCTGCGCGTCGCGGCGGGCGGCGTTCTTGGCGGCCAGGTCCTTGGCGCGGGCCTGCTCCACGGAGAGCTTGGGAGGCTGGGGCTTCTCCCGCTCCCGCGCCAGCCAGGCGACGTAACGCAGCAGGTTGATCCGCTTGCCGTCGCCGATGCGATAGCCGGCGGCATTCATCTGGCGGTTGACCTTGTGGATGCTGGTCACCATGCCAAACGGCGTGGAGTTCAGCATCCGCACCATGTCGGTGGGGGAAAGTTGTCGCGTGTCAATCGCCATCGTTTCCCCAAAAATCCTTGTTCAGCCACGCGGCGTAGTGGACCAGGTTGATGCGGCCGTCGGCCGTCGTGGGCGCTCCGGCGGCGATGTGCCGACGCAGCATGTCCTCCGTCACCGGCCCGTTGCCGATGGCCGACAGCACCTTGGCCGCCTGGGCCACGGTCAGCGCCGCCGGATCAATGCGCCCTGCGGCGGCGGGGGCTGGCGTGTCGCCGCCGGGATCGGCGGGAATCTTGGCGGTTTTCTCGTCATTGGCCATAAGTCGCGCACCCCCCAACCCATGTGGCATAGGTAATTCTGTGCCGATTCGCAGGGATTCCCTTGGCTGTGGCGGCGGTTCTCGGCCTCATGTGGTCATGCAAACCGCGAATAGAAAGGACCGAAAGATGAGCACCAAGAACGCACGACGACCGAAGACGACCGCGGCGGAAGCCGCCCTCCAGCGCCGGGCGACGGTGAAGTTCCTGACCTCCCCCGGCCGGGGGGGACGGCCGAAGATCGAGACGCTCGGTTGGAAGCGCCTGGCAGCCATCTACTACGCCAGCGCCCCCGGCAGCGCCGTCCGCAAGGCCATCAACGCCGAGGCCCGCCGCTGCGGCTACACGCCCAGCACCATCCTGGCCCTCAACGCGGAGTGAAAGGACCGAAAGATGAGCACCAAGAACGCAACGAGGACGCTGAAGTACGACCTCAAGAGGATGGACCTTGCCATCGGCAATTGGCGGCTGGAAGGCGAGCACGCCGACAGGGATGGCGACGCCGAACTGGCCCGCCGCTACGCCGCCGACGTGGAGGACCTGACGGCCTTCCGCGAGGCGGTCGCCTGCGGCGACTTCGAGACAGCGGGCCGGTTGGCAGACGCGATGGACACTATCGTCCGCGACCAGATCCCCATCCGCCTCTACCACACCGTTTTCCCTCAGCGCTAAGCCAAAGGAGCCATGCCCATGAAGATCACGCGAATCGACTTTGTCGGCGGTGACGGGAAGGCCATGACCTTCGCCACCGTCTCCCGCCGCATCGGCAGCGCGACGATCACCGCCTCCATCCTGACGCCGGAAAAACACCTGGAGCTTTCGGCCAAGGCCGGCGACCGCAACGACCTGTTCGCCCTGGCCACCTGCGTCCAGACCGTGCTGGACGGCGCACGCGGCGCGACGGGCGTGATCCGCGAGTACTTCCGCACCATCGAGCAGATGGCCGACTAGCGGCGTGCGGCCCCGCCGCCGGCGGTCCTGCCAGGGACCTTCCGCGGCGCGGCCGGCGCGAACCGGCACCAGGAGACGACCATGAACGCCAAGCGAAGACGACCGCAGACGTACCAGGCCGAGGTCAACGGCAAGAAGGTCCGTGTCACCGTGCCGGGCAGCGATGATCCGGCAGATCCCGGCAAGGAGTTGCGAGACCTCCTTCAGGACTGCATGTCGCCGCATGCGGTGGCGGCCGTCGCATCCTGCCTCCAGATCAACCGGACTAACAACCCGGACGTGGACCGGCAGGTCCGCTGGTTCTACGGCCAATTGTGCGAACTGCTCGGTGGACACGAACAGCAATCCCGGCTCGCGGAAGAGTTGGGTCTTTAACCACGCGCCAGGCGCTACGCCGGGCCCAACAGAAAGGATCGTAACATGACGACCAAGGGCAAGACGGACAAGAGCAAGACGAGCAAGAGGACGGTGGAAGTCGGCAAGGTCTATAGTTGCAAGTTGGCCGGCAGCTACGTGCCGGTCCGCATCGACAAGGCCGTCGGCAAGGGCCGCTACCAGGGCATGTCCATGACCGACGGCAAGCCGGTCAAGGTGCATGCCAAGGATATTCGCGGCGACGGGCAGACCTGCAAGGACTGGCACATCTCCAAACAACCCGCCAAGGAAAACGCCGCTACCACCGCCGAGGCTGCCGAGTCCCAAAAGGCCAGTCCAGTGGACGACAAGAAGAACCGCCAATCCAAGACCGACAAGCCCGCTCAGTCCAAGCCGAAGGCGACGAAGGCCGAACGCAAGCCCAGTGGCTTGGACGCGGCAGCGCAGGTTCTTGCCGAGGCTGGCGAACCGCTCAACACCAAGGTCATGGTTGAGCGGATGCTGGCCAAGGGCCTCTGGAAGACAGACGGCAAGACGCCGTCCGCGACCATCTACGCGGCAATCATCCGCGAGATCGCCGTCAAGGGCATCGCCAGCCGCTTCCGCAAGGTCGAGCGGGGCAAGTTCGAGTTGGTCAAGTAGCAGAATCATCCCACTCCCACCAGCGCCTCGTGGCTTAGCCACGGGGCGCTCTCAGTCATGGTGTCCCCGCCGTCGCTTGCGTGCGTGGCGCTGGTACGGCGCGGAAATACTCTGGCAATCTTCATGCCGCCTCCATGTCGATAGTGCTAGTAAAGAGTTCTTGACTATCCGCCGACGCTAGATAAGATATCTTTACTAGCAAGTCTTGCTGGGCAAGGAGAGTTGACCAGTCATGTCGCGAGTCACAGGCAAATACCGAATGGCCGTCGTCGGGGATGAGAAGGTCAAGGCCTTCATCCCGCATCCGCTGCCCCCCCCGAATCCGCCGTTGCGGATCGAGGGAGAACTGGCCGGCCTTCACGGCGAGGCACTGGCCGCTATCGGCCGCCTTGGCGTCGCCGGGGCCATGGTGCCCAGCGCCAACTGGTTCCTGTACGGCTTCGTGCGGAAGGAGGCCGTCATCTCCTCGCAGATCGAGGGCACCCAAGCCACGCTGATGGATGTGCTGGCCTACGAGGCCACGCACAAGGCCCAGCGGCCAGCCGATGTGGAGGAGGTCTGCAACTACGTCGAGGCGCTGGCCTTCGCGCGCAGCGAGATGGCCAAGCCCAAGGGCCTTCCGCTGTGCACCCGTCTGCTGTGCGATGCCCATAAGAGGCTCATGCGAGGCACTCGTGGCGCCGAGAAGCGGCCCGGAACGATCCGCACCTCGCAGAACTGGATCGGCGGCAGCCGCCCGGGCAACGCGGCCTTCGTCCCTCCGCCGCACGACGTCGTGCCGGAGAGCCTGGCGCGGCTGGAGCGATGGATTCACGGCAACGATCCGCTGCCGCCGCTGGTGCGTGCGGGTCTGGCCCACGTGCAGTTCGAGACCATCCACCCATTCCTGGACGGCAACGGCCGCATCGGTCGGCTGCTTATTGCGCTGCTGGTGGAGCACTGGGGACTTCTGAACAGTCCGCTGCTCTACCTGAGCCTGGCGTTCAAGCGGCATCGGGCCGAGTACTATCGCTCCCTGCTGGAAGTCCGGGCCGGCGGCGACTGGGAAGGTTGGACGACGTTCTTCCTGCGATGCGTTCGCGAGGCCGCGGACGACGGCGTTGACGCCGCTGGGCGGCTGTTCGCCTTGCTGGACAAGGACCGCCGCGTTGTCGCCAACCACGAGGCGACGACGGTTCCGGCCATCCGGCTGCTGGACGTCCTGCCCGAACACCCGATGGTTACGCTTCCCGCGGTGATGGGCCTGCTGAAGACCACCAAGCCGACCGCGGGCAAGGCCATCGACGCGCTGTGCAAGGCAGGCGTCCTGAAGGAAACGACCGGCATGCGCCGAGACCGCGTCTATGCCTACGAGGCGTACCTGAAGGTCCTGGCCGAGGACACCGCTGTCATCCGCTGAGATCACGCCGTCGCCTCCTGGGCGATGAAGATAACGGGCTTGCTAAGCTGGCGGGCAATGGCAATCTCAGCCTGGACGCCCTTGCTTTCCTTCCACCCATCCAGCATCAGCACGGCCAGGCCGGTGCAGACTTCCATGTGCGCCCGGTCGTATCGTTCCCAGAATTGCCAGTCGCCGGGCAAGCCGTATCGCGTCAGGGGATGGCTGTGCGCAATTGGCGAGAACACGATCAGCCCGGCCCGCATCAGAGCGGCCGTTGCCTGGCAGGCCGCGTCGAACCGTTGCTGGCGGACCCGCTCGTCCGGGTGCGAATATGGACTGGCCAGGTAGATCAAGCCGTCACCTCCACGGTCTCCTTTGCGGCGACCCGCTCGGCCTTCTTGCCGGTGAACTGCTCGTACCTGGCGACGATGACGTCGCAGTACAGCGGGTCGATCTCCATCAGGAACGCCCGCCGGCCGGTCTGCTCGCAGCCGATCAGCGTGCTGCCCGAGCCGCCGAAAAGGTCCAGGACGTTTTCACCTGTCAGCGACGAGTACTGGATGGCGCGGACGGCCAGTTCGACGGGCTTTTCCGTGAGGTGGATCATTGACTGCGGGTTGACTTTCTTCACCGACCAGACGTCGGTGATGTTGGCCGGGCCGTAGAACCGATGCGCCGCGCCTTCCTTCCACCCGTAGAAGCACCACTCGTGGTTGCCCATGAAGTCCTTGCGAGTCAGGACGGGGTGCTCCTTGACCCAGATGATCATCTGCGAGAAGTACAATTCCGATTCGCGCAGGGCGTTGGGGTAGTTCCAGATATTGGAGTACCCGCCCCAGATGTAGAAGCCGCGGCCGGGTTCCAGCACCCGCGTGATATTGCCGAACCATGCCCGCAAGAGGCGCGCGAACTCCTCGTCGGAGATGAAGTCGTTGACCAGCGCCCTGTCCTTGGCCCGCAGCTTCTTGTCCACCTTGTGTTCGCCCTTGCGGATGGCCATGTCCATGCCCTGCTGGCCGATGGGGCGGTCGCCGGAAACGGCGATAGCGTTGTTGCTACGGCTGGCGACGCCGACGTGGTGTAGGCCGGGAGTTTTCATCCCGACCCCAACCCCGAACCGGACATGCACGTTTCCGAGCATCCGGCTCTCTAGACGATTCTTGGCTTCGCTACGCACTGTGTTTCTCCCGATGGCATTCCAGGCACAAGGTCTGGAGGTTGTCGTCGGTGCTGGCCAGTGCGAAGCTCGCAAAGCGCTTGACGGGTACGAGATGGTCTACATGGGAATCCTTGTCCGTAACCGGTTTCCCGCAGGCACGGCAGCGATAGCTGTCGTGTTGTAGGGTCCGGTACTTCACGTCCAAGTTGCCCAGTCGCATGCGTTCGTTGTACTGCGCGAACGCCGCTTCCATCTCGTCGTCGGTCTCATAGGCGCTCTTGCCAGGCCGGTACGGTTCCGGGCCTCGATAGTCCAGCTTCATCGGAATGCCGCTGAACTGTTCGAGACGGCAGAGTCCATCAACTTGGATCGTGCCGTTCCGATAGAACCGCTTCATGGCCTTGCCCGTGGGGATGTCGAGCTTCCGACAGATCGCCTTCAGGGCTATCCAGAGCGCCTCGTGGTCCAACGTCCCGGCAAGGTCAGTGAAGTTGTGGGCGACGCGGAAGTATTCCGACCACCCGCGAACAACCGCCGAGCCTCGCTGCAACCGCATGGCCACCGATTCCTGGTGGGGGCGATACCGCATGGCATCGTTCAGTCGTTCCTTCACGTTCCGAAGTGCCTTCTGACCAACCTTGATCTTCGGCACCCGCTTACCGCTCTGGCCGATTTCATGGCTCAGGCGGAAGCCGAGGAAGTCGTACCCGTCCTGGACGTGCGTGACGTGCGTTTTCTCCACGGACAGTTCCAGGCCGCATTCGCTACGGAGGAACTCGCGGATTTCGTCACGGATCGCCTCGGCATAATGCTTCGACGCTCGCGTGACGAACACGCACCAGTCATCGGCGTACCGAACAAAACGAACGTTCGGCTGCCGGTGATACGTCGCCCTCTGCTGTGCATTCTCATGCGTGCCTTTGCCGTACAGGAACCAGTCCAGCTTGTTCAGGACAGCATTGGCCAGCAGCGGGGATATCACGCCGCCTTGGGGAACACCTTTCTCTGTCGGCTGGACAACGCCCTCGACTTCGACACCGGCCTTGAGGAACCGGCGTACCAAGCCCAGGAACTTGTTGTCCATGACCTTCTCCCGCACCACCCGGAGAATCGAGTCGTGCGAGATTTCATCGAAGCACGCCTTCACGTCGCCTTCGATCACCCAAGAGAAGCCATGCTTCATCAGGTGCTGGCAGCGATACACCGCGTGATGCGTGTTCCGATTGGGCCGGAACCCATACGAATTGTCGTGGAACTCCACCTCGAAGATCGGTTCCAAGGCCATGCGAATGGCCTCTTGCACGATCTTGTCCCGCAGGCAGGGAATGCCCAAGGCCCGCATCTTGCCGTTGGCCTTGGGAATCAGTACCCGGCGTACAGGTTGAGGCTGGTACGTCCCACGCTTCAACTCCAGGCGCAGAGCTTCGATTTTGCCGTCAAGTCCCTTGCGGAACTCACGGCATTTCACTCCGTCCACGCCCGGCGCTTTGTTGCGGGAGCGCCTCAGCACACGCGCGGCGGCCACCCGCAGCCATTGCGGATGGTGCATCAGGTCCATCAGGTTCCGCACCCGGCCGTCATACACGTTGACCGGGAACAGCGGTGTCGCTGATGCGCGATGCCGTTTGTGCATGCTGGATTGCTCCCACAGCCTTCGTTGGACTTCTTCCACGTTCATCGAGAACCCTCTCGATTGCTGAACCTTTCCGTCATCCAACACGAAACATCCTGCCTCCCTTCGCCATGTGGACGGCTTTCCCGTCCTCGGACTACTATGGAGGCTCCGACACCCAGCCGCCTCATCGGCGAGGATTCAACCGTCGCAAGACGGCTTATCCGTGTGATCGCCATACTCGGCTGGGCTTCCCTGGTTCCCTTGCTGGCACTCGATCGCTTCCGGTTAGACTCCGACCTTTGGTCACCTAACAGCTTTCTGCTGCTCCCCCAAGCACCGGCGGGTAATTGACTGTTCCGCCGACCTTGGAACCGCCGAAGCGATTCACCAGGACGTTCGCCTACAACGAGAGCGTTCGTCCGCTTGGGCCACTCCCTATTCCGGGTGAGGTACTCCCGGACGGCTTCCATATTGGCGGGAATGGGGGCCCGCTTTCCCGAGGGTGTTGATCGGTTCCTATGCGTAGTCATTCGAAAGCTATACCTGGCAGGACTGCAACGGCTATGAAGCCTCGCCTGTGTCCCACGTTGTCGGGAGAGCTGTTTTGCCGACGAGTTCACACGCATCGCCAACTTACTCCCTAGGTACGATGGCCGGTCAAACGGCCACGGTTCTTGCAGAACATTGCCAAACAAGGTGTCTCGCATTGCTTAACTACTTAGGCTGCAATGCGATACATCAGGCGCACGTTGTA